CAATGTACTTTGATTCAGTCATGCTCAAACCTGATCAACGTCAAGGCCAGCGGAGACAACCGCCGATCCAACAAACACCCGTCCATAGGCTATTGGTACTGGTACGCCTTGACGCACGGTTTGCTGAATTGCGCTAAAGCTGTTGGACTCAAGCCGCGTTGCTTCTTTTGGCGGCTTTGGCACAGGCGAAATCATTTGAGCAATGCCGCCAAGCAACAGATACCCACCAATCAGACCTAATGCTGCTGAACCATAAGCAGCACCGTAAATGCCCGCTGTAGTTCCTAAACCGGCCAGGCTGCCTCCGGCAAAAGCTCCTGCGCCAAAAGTTACAAAAGAAAGTCCTATCAAAACCGCTCCCATCAAAATCATCCCAGCGCCCCGACCAGCACCTGTCATTACCGGCGTAATACTAAATACTTCGCGTTCGCTCCAAGGTGAAAACAAGCCTGACACATCATCGTTGTGTATCTTTTGCTTGCCGACTGTTACGCGATAGGCAACACCATTCTTTTCGCTATCAATCAACCATTGCTGCAGTTCAGGAAAATTGACCAGTAAGGCACGCATGGCCTGGGCAGGTGTATCCGCCACAAACTCAAATCGAGTCTTGCCCAGCAGTTCGCGCAGTGCGCCGTAGACCTTAACGACTTTCATGCCTCAAGGCGCAGGCAGTGTTCTTCAAATAATACCCGCCGTAAACGTCCCTGCTAGACAGCCTGCCCTGCACATGATGCAACACCTGCTGGTCACCTAAGTAGATCGCAGCATGATTGGGCACGGGAGACACCAACTGCATTAGCAACGCATCGCCACGTTGCAGCTCTGCAATCGGAATCCGCCTGAACCCTTCCTTTTCAAAGTTCTCTAAATACAGATTCTCGCCGTGCTCCCACCACCTGTCCCGGC